GAAAGGAATACATCAAATCAATCTCCAAAAGGGGGGTTTAACCAAAGCATAAAAAAACAAAGCAAATGAGAGCAAAGTCATTGAAAACAAAAGAACTTCAAGGTACATTGATACCTTCCCGTATTAAATCCTATTCCGGTTCCCCAGTCGGCAGATCTCTGCTGAAACTAAATGAGGACGAGGTAAAGATTTATGAGAAATTAAAAGACCATCTCCAAGCCCACAAGGCAAGCAAGGACGTTGATGACATTTTTTTGAGCATTGCTACGCGTGCTATTGGTCATCTGCTTTACAATGCCGAGGTTCTTGCAGTTGCCGGTGCAGTTATGGTGCATCCAAACGGTGCAAGGCAAGTTAGTGCCGAATGGACTGCATTTAAGCAAAGTATGGATATGTTTTTGGAGATTAGCAAGAGTTTAGGCCTTGATCCTGGCAGCCGTTTAAAACTTGATTACTTTAGAGATAGTAACCAAGATGAGGATGACGAGATAGCTAAACTTTTAAAAATGAACTAATGAAACAAGGCATTTTTGAAACATTGACCTTTATCATTGTAATGAGTATAATGGTCACAGGTTTAGCCGTTCCATTTTATTATTTATGGAATTGGTTGTTTGTAAAATTCTTTTGGTTTGATTTTATAGATTATTTAGAGGCAGTTGGCTTTGTTAGCTTTCTTTTTCTATTTAGATTTATTGCAATAGAAATTAAAACACCTAAATGAAATTTATTGAGGATGTTGTTTCGGGGCGATTAATATTAGGCAACTATGCAAGGCTGGCAGTTGAAAGACATTTAAAGGATTTACAGGTTAACGATTGGGAGTATGTTTTTTCAGAGGAGAAGGCAACCAGGGCTTTCTCCTTTATTTCTGCACTCCGCCACACCAAGGGCGAGTTTGCTGGGCAGCGTTTTAACATCCAACCATTCCAAGAGTTTTTTATAAAAGTATTATTTGGATGGCAGAAAAAGACTGGTGGCAGACGATTTCGCAAGGCTTACCTTGAAATAGCAAGGAAGAATGGCAAAACGGAGTTAGCAGCTGCGATTGCAGTTTATTGTTTCCTGTTAGACAATGAAACGGGAGCGGAGGTTTACACGGCTGCAACGACAAGGGATCAAGCGAGGATAGCATTTGATACGGCAAAAGTATTTTTAAAGAATCTTAAAAATGATTCAAAGACATTTAACAAGTTGGTTAATGTTTTAAAGTATAATTGTAATGTACCTACGACAAATACTAAGTTTGAATCGGTTTCTGCTGATGCTGATACCTTAGATGGTCTTAATCCACATTGTGCTATTATTGACGAATATCACGCGCATAAAACAAGCGATGTATTGGAAGTCATGGAAACAGGCATGGGATCAAGATTGCAACCATTACTTCTAATAACAACTACTGCTGGGTTTAATAGAGAATCTCCCTGCTATATGTACAGGAAGGTAATGGTTGACATTTTGGAGAAAAGAAAAATAGATGAGTCTGTTTTTCCGTTATTATTTTGTCTTGATGAAGGCGATGACTGGCAAGATAAAAATAATTGGACTAAAAGCAATCCTAACCTTGGTGTTACTCCGTACATGGACTACATGGACAATCAATACCAAAAGGCATTAAACGAAGGAGCAGCAAAGCAAATACAATTCATGACAAAGAATTTAAACGTATGGACAAGCACCTCCTCCGTTTGGATTTCGCAGTCTTACATTGATGCAACCAGGTTATTTATTGATGATGCTACGCTGTATAATAAGAAATGCTTTGCTGGATTAGACTTGGCATCTACGCGTGACATTTGCGCACTTGTACTTTGTTTTCCGGTGCAAGAAGGGTTATCTAAACCACACATAAAATCTTATTACTTTTGCCCAGAGGACAATGTGAGAGAGCGATCGCTTAGTGATGGTGTACCTTATCTGCAATGGCAGCAAGATGGGCATCTAACTATGACAGATGGTAACGTAACCGATTACGATTACATAAAGAACAAAGTAATTGAAATAACGGCTAAATATAAAATAGAGTGCATTTGTTTTGACCGATGGAATGCCAGTCAACTTGTTATACAGTTAACAAATGATGGCGCAACCATGAAGCCGTTTGGGCAAGGTTTTATTTCTATGTCTGCACCAACTAAAGAAATAGAAAAGTTGTTTTTATCTCATGAAATTACGCACGATGGTAACCCAGTATTGGAATGGATGATGAGCAATGTTATTTTAAGACTTGATCCTGCTGGCAATATAAAGATAGATAAAGCTAAAAGCACAGAAAAGGTGGATGGAGCGGTAGCGATGGTTATGGCCTACGCACAAATTATGCAAGGAGATAGACCAACGATATATGAGGGCAAGGAAAGGGAAGGAGGATTATTAATGTTATAAAATGTACCTAATTAAAATAAAAACCTTTTAATTATGGAGAATTTAATGAGAAAGCATGAGTACGCTCAACAGGTTAGGCAGATTAATTCAACATCGGGATATTTTCATAGGTTTTATGAATTATCGGGAGAATGTAAAACACATCAAGAGGCATGGCAGAAATTAGAGGAAGAAAGAGAAGAGTTAGGTCTTGATGAAAAGTACACAACATATAATAGCTTTCGCAAAGCGAAAAGTAATTATATGGACATGAAGTTTGTTTAGTCTGTTACTCAAGGTTTATAACTTCATACTAATCTGGTTTATATTTGCCGCATGGGAATAATTAACACCATGCGGTCTTTTTTTTCTAATACTCGTGCGAGTATAGAGAATCCAAGTACACCAATTAACGGTGATACATTAGGCGCATTGTTTCAAAGAGGATCTGCAGCTGGTGTTGCGGTAGATGAATATTCAATTATTGGTCTTCCTGCATTTTACCGGGCCACTCAAATACTTGGAGGTGTTATTGCATCTTTGCCTTTTGACATTATAGAAAAAGGATTAGATGAAAGTATAAGAATAGCAAAGGAGCATCCTAATTACAAAGTAGTTAGCCGTGAGCCTTCACAATTCTACACAGCTCACACGTTTTATAAAACAATGGTTTTGCATTATTTAAGCCATGGTGCTTTTTATGCTGCTATTAATAGAAATGCAAATAGCCAAAGGATTACAAGTCTTTTGATACTTGATCCTACACAAATGGAAAGCTATTATAATACCAGAGGCGAGTTACTATTTAAGAATAAGAAGAATAATAAAAAATATAGTTCAGATAACATCATTCACATACCTAACCTTTCATGGAATGGTATAGATGGTTTTGTTATGCCGGACCTTCACAGAGATAACTACGGCTTGGCTTTGGCTAATCGAAATTACGGTGCTAACTTTTACAAGAATGGCGCACACTTAAACGGAGTGCTAAAGCATCCTGGCAAGTTAACCAATGAGGCATACGACAGATTAAAGTCATCTTTCAATCGTGCTTTTGGCGGTAGTCAAAACGCTGGAGGCACTGCTATCTTGGAAGAAGGTATGGACTTTCAGAAAGTAGGACTTAATCCTGCTGATGCAGCATTTAACGAAACTAAGAAGGCTACCATTGCTGACATTGCTCGTATAACAGGTGTGCCAGGTGTTTTATTGGAGGATATGGATAAAGCAACTTTTAGCAACATGGAGCAGTTAAGCCAAATGTTTGTTAACTACACCATTATGCCATTATGCGAAACGATAGAGGCAGAGTTTAATCGTAAGATATTTTTTGAGGCAGAAAAGTACACTTATTGTACACGTTTTAATCTTGATGGATTACTCCGTGGCGATGTGGCAGCAAGATCTTCTTACTACACAACTATGCGTAATGTGTTAGCCATGTCACCTAATGAAATTAGGATTAAAGAAAATATGAATCCTTACATTGGTGGAGATAGTTATGAATTGCCTTTAGCTTCTAATATAAAAATAGAACCTACAACCGATGCCGTACAGTAATTATCCTCAATCAGCAACTAATGCCGCAAAGAAAGCATTGCAGCATAAAGAAGATAATGGTAGCCAGTGCGGTACAAGTGTAGGCTGGACAAGGGCAAGGCAGTTAAGTGGAAGAGAGGCATTAAGTGACGATGAGGTTATAAGAACATATAGTTTTTTAAGTAGAGCCAAGGTATATGACCAAGGCAAATATTTTGATGATAACGATAATGAAATATGCGGTTCAATCATGTATGACGCTTGGGGTGGTTCAACAATGTTGCCCTGGGCAGAAAGAACAGCTAATAAAATAATGGACGAAAGGTCAAAAGAAGAAACAATGGAAAAGAGAAGTATAAATTATGAGTTTAGGGCTATGCCAGAATCTCGCACCATCGTAGGCACTGCTACCGTGTTTAACTCTGCCTATGACATGGGTTGGTATGATGAAGAGATGAGTCAAGATGTATTTACTAACTCCGACATGAGCGATGTAGTGGCATTGTTTAATCATGATGCTAACATGGTTTTAGCCAGAACTAAATCCGGTACTTTAAAATTAAAGGTTACTGGTAATGCTATGGAATATGAATTTGAGGCACCAAACACTACTTTAGGTAATGATCTTTTAGAGATGGTTAAACGTGGTGATGTTTATCAATCATCATTTGCTTTTAGTGTTGAGGCAGAAGACTGGCAAGAAAGGGAGGGAATGAAGCCTAAAAGAATTATTCGTGGAATTAAAAAAGTGTATGATGTTTCTCCAGTAACTTATCCTGCTAATCCAGATACAATGGTTGCCAAGCGCAGCTATGAGCAGATAACAGGAAAGGTAGATGAAGATTTACAAAGCGTTATTGACATATCAGTAAAATCTGAAATTAATATACAGAACGAATTACGCAGGAATGCCCTGCACTTATTAAATTTAAAAACAAAATAATGACTGCAAAGGAATTAAGAGAAAAGCGGGCTTCCGATTACGCAATAATGGAAGACCTACAAAAAAGAGCCGCAGCCGAAGGTAGATTGATGTCCGCCGACGAATCCGCACAATGGGATAAAGCAGACGGTTCTTTTAAAAGTTATACAGACCAAATTTCACGTTTAGAAAGATGGAATGAAATCAACTCCGAGTCAAGAGGAGTTAGTGTTATTGAAGACACACTTGCTGCATTGCCAACTGACAAAAGAGAGATTGTAAAGTCTCCAGAGTACCACTCTGCATTCATGAAGGCTATTGCTAAGAGAGAGTTGAATAACAAAGAAAGTAACTTGCTTCGTGAAATGCGTGGTACTGCAACGATTACTACTGCGGAAACTGGCTTGGCTGGTGGTTATGTTATTCCTTACCAATTCTCAAACGAATTGGAAAGAACAATGGCTTACTATGGCCCAATGTTACAAGTTAGCCGTATTATAACGACTCCGCAAGCAGGCACTTTGTATTGGCCAAAGGTAAACGATACAGGAACAAGTGCTAACTGGCATACAGAAGGTGGAGCTGTGACTGTACAAGACATGACCTTTACAAGAGAGACTTTTGCAGCTCACGTTTGTAACACATTGGTAAAAGTATCTGTTGAATGGGCAAATGACGAGTTTGGTCTATTGAATAGTGAATTACCAATCATGTTAGGTGAGCGTTTAGGTAGAGCATTGAACACTGCATTTACAACTGGTGATGGTTCTGGTAAACCAACAGGATTCAGAGATGTTGCACCTTCCGGTGTAGAATCTGCAACTACTGGCGCGTTTACTGCTGGCAATTTAATTGACCTTGTTCACTCTGTGGACATTGCGTATAGAA